GGACAGAGTAAGTTCTAGTCCTTGGTTATGTAAAATAGCTAATGAGTTCTATACAGCTAGATATATGTTTACGGTTGACTACACAGACCATGACATAGCAGATGACCCTGCACAACATAAACAATCACACGTGATGTATTTGTTGGATGCAGGTAAATGGACAGGCAATATTGTTGCACTGCCAAATAACAGAGTAAGAGCTACTAGTCCTGCTCTGTGGGTTACAGGTGAAGGTGCTCCTGATTTTACTCCATCACAATGGACACACTCAGCAGAGTCACATGAATCTTATTTAGACCCATTCACTACGTTTAATAATTTATATGAGGATAGAGATGCCGACAGCAAAACCAAAGGCAAGAAAAGTAGTAAAAAAAGTAGTTAAGGGATTAAAGAAAGCATCTAAGCTACATGCTAGTCAAGCTAAGTCTTTAACTAAACTTAAATTAAATAAAGGGGGTAGTACCGTAAATGCTGCAGGCAATTACACTAAACCAACCATGCGTAAGAAGATATTCAACAGAATCAAAGCAGGTGGTAAAGGAGGTGCTCCCGGTCAATGGAGTGCAAGAAAAGCACAGATGGTTGCCAAAGCCTACAAGTCAGCAGGTGGTGGCTATAGAGGATAATGGCAGAAAAAAAGAAAAGAGACCCTAAAGTTGGAACAGGAAAAAAACCAAAAGGAAGCGACAGGCGATTATACACGGATGAAAACCCTAAAGACACAGTTAGCATCAAGTTCGCCACAGTCGCAGACGCAAAAGCAACCATTGCAAAAGTTAAAAGAATCAATAAACCATATGCGAGAAAGATACAAATCCTTACTGTACTCGAACAACGAGCCAAAGTATCTGGGAAGACAGAACAAGCAGCACTCGCAAAACGAGCAAAAGAACAATTAAAGAAGGCACATGACAGAAAAACAAAAAACAAAAAATAGATGTGAAACTTGTGAATGTTACGATTGTGATTGCGAAGAATGTAACTGTGAATGTCACGATGAGCAAGTAGCAGAGAAAGGAAATGATTGAGTTTGTGTTAGTGTTTATGATGGGAATAAGAGTAGTAGACCAAACACAAACATTTGAAGACATAGATAGATGCTTGTACTTTGCAGAAAGATTACATGCACAACCTTCAATACCACAACAGGAAGGACCTAATCTACAGATAACAGCATATTGTAAGCCTAAAAGGAAAAGATAATGTTAGCAGAACTCGCGGCAGCAAATGCGGCTTTCAGTGTAATTAAAAATTTTGTATCCAACGGTAAAGAACTTACAGGTTGTGCTAAACATATATCTGATTTTGTATTTGCAAAAGAAGAGATAGAAAAGAAAGCAAAAAAACAAAAGTCTAAAGGTGTAGGTGGTAGTGACTTAGAAGAGTTCTTGGCTTTAGAAAAGATAAAGCAACAAGAAGACGAACTTAAGCAGATAATGATTTATGCAGGTAGACCCGGATTGTGGCAGGATTGGCAAGAGTTCCAAGCACAAGCTAGAAAGTCAAGACGTTATCAAGAAAAGATGGCGGCTAAACGTAGAGAAGAGATAATAGAGTATGCAGGTTATGGTATAGGTTTTATTATTATAGTATTCTTCGCAGGATTAGCGGCTTGGGCAATAGCTAAGTGGACAGGTAGATTATAACCCCATGTATAGGCATCTGCACTTTGCAAGAGAATGTCTGCATAGGATGCCACAGAACAATAGAAGAGATTAAAGAAGCATATGAAAGCATCACAAAAGTCACTAGTAAATTGGACAAAGCAAAAGTGGAGAACTAAGAGTGGCAAACCTAGTACACAGGGGTCAAAAGCTACCGGTGAACGTTATCTACCTGAAAAAGCAATTAAGGCTCTTTCTAGTTCTGAATACGCCGCCAGTTCGGCTGCTAAACGCAAAGCAACTAGAGCAGGTAGACAAGTATCTAAGCAGCCCAAAACGATTGCTAAAAAAGCGGCGAGATTTAGATGAGAAAAGAAGAATTGTATCTAAACTTGGCGAAGCCGCTGCTGAAGCTAGGAAACTATCTATTCAACAAGCACGTGAAAGCTCTAAGAAAAAGACAAGAAAAAGAAGGCACTAGGAGATTATAATGGACAATATGATATTAGATGCATGGAATGAACTTAGTTACGTAGAAGGTGTATTATTTACTGTATGGTTATTTATATTATATTATGGTAAATGTTGGATAGACTCAAAATTTAATAAAGGTAAATAATGTTTACAGCACTTATAGGACCTATAGCAAATCTAGCTAGTTCATGGATGGACAGCAAAGTTGAGAAGGTAAAAGCTGATGGTCAGGCTAAAGTTGCACAGGCAAAAGCTAAAGCAGTTGTTGCAGAGAAAGTTGCTACAGGAGAAGTAGAGTGGGAAAAAACTATGGCAGATGCTACAGATGGAAGCTGGAAAGACGAATTTGCCTTGATTGTTTTGCTATTACCTGCTATACTAGTATTTATACCTAGCATGACAGAATATGTAAGAGTAGGCTTTGAAGTATTAAATACATTACCTGAATGGTATCAGTATCTTTTATTTATAGCAATTAGTGCATCCTTCGGTATTAAAGGAGCAGGTCAAGCTATGAAAATTATGGGTAAGAAGTAATGTCAAATATTATTGAAACAAACTTTGGAACGTTAATTAATCCTGCAAGAGTAGCTAATGGTAGTGCTTCTAGCATTGTAAAGAAAGGTGCTTTTTATATATTCTCACTTAGACTAAGTAGTGATGACATTAGAGAGTATTCTTTTACTGACAGAACTAGAGCAGAGAAGATGCGAAAGATTCTAATAAGCCATTTAGAACAGAGTATAAAACTAAAGAAAGTAAACAGTTAATGAACTTAATTAAATTACAAGATGAATTAGCAAATGACGAAGGAATTAAATATGAAACATATTATTGCTCACTTGGGCATTTAACCGGAGGAATAGGTCACCTTATCACTGAATGGGATACAGAATACTATGACCAACCTGTAGGAACTAAAGTACCTAATGAGCAAGTAAATGATTGGTTTGAGAGAGACATTAAAACAACTATAAAAGATTGTAACTTATTGTTCTCTCAATTTGACAACCTACCTGATGATATACAACATGTATTGGCAAATATGTGCTTTCAATTAGGTAGACCAAGGTTATCTAAATTTAAGAATATGATTGCTGCTGTAGAAGATTTAGATTGGCATAGAATGGCAGATGAAATGGAAAATAGCAGGTGGTTTAGGCAAACACCTGAAAGAGCCAAACGTTTAATAGCAATCGTTGATAGACAGTATCATAGAGAGAATATACCAGTATGAGTAGACAATTAACTGAAAGACAACAGAAGTTTCTTGATGTACTATTTGATGGTGCAGGTGGGGATGTAGCACAGGCTAAAGTCCTTGCAGGATACTCTGAAACTTCTAGTACAACAGATATAATAAAATCTCTTAAAGAAGAGATTATGGAAGCTACACAGCTATATATGGGTAGAAACGCACCTAAAGCCGCTGTGGCTATGGTAAGTGGTGTAGATGACCCTACCCAGCTTGGCATACGAGACAAGCTCTCAGCAAGCAAGGAACTGCTAGACAGAGTAGGTTTAATTAAGACCGAGAAGGTACAAGTAGAAGCATCAGGTGGAGTAATGATATTACCACCAAAAAATAAAGAGTAACATGAATAGAAGTTTAGGCAAGTGGAAGTTACCACAACCTACAGATATAAAAGACGAGGAAGGTAAAGAGTGGTCTAAGATACCACGTATATCACGAATAATACCTTTTGGTTATGTAAAGAATGAAGAAGACCCTGACATACTTAATCCAATACCCTTTGAACTTGAAGCCATTGAGATGGCTAGAAAATATGTAAAACAGTATTCCTTTCGGCAAGTTGCTAATTGGGTTACTCAAAAAACAGGTAGAGAGATATCTCACGTAGGATTAAGAAAAAGGTTAATGCATGAGCAACAACGTAAGAACCAAGCTAGAACTCTCAGAAAATGGTCTGAGTATGCCCAGAAAGCAATCGAAAAGGCGAAAGCCATCGAAGAAGAAAGACTCGGTTCAAAAACCTAGTGTAGTAGAAGTAGAACGTGTAGACGATGAAGAATCTCTTAACGTAGTATTTAAACCAAACACAGGACCACAAACGCAGTTTCTTGCTGCAGGTGAAAGAGAAGTATTATATGGAGGTAGTGCAGGTGGTGGCAAAAGTTATGCCATGCTTGCTGACCCACTCCGATACATGGGTCATCCATCATTTAGTGGATTACTATTAAGACATACAACAGAAGAACTACGAGAGTTAGTATGGAAGTCGCAAGAAATATACCCTAAGATTTGGAAGGGTATAAAATGGTCAGAGAGAAAGATGCAATGGGTAGCACCATCAGGTGCTAGATTGTGGATGTCATACCTTGACAGAGACGATGACGTATTAAGATATCAAGGATTGGCATTTAGTTGGATAGGTTTTGACGAGTTAACCCAATGGGCAACTCCTTTTGCGTGGAACTACATGCGTTCACGTTTAAGAACAGCATCATCAGACTTGCCAATCTATATGAGAGCAACCACTAACCCGGGAGGTCCGGGACATGGTTGGGTTAAAAAAATGTTTATTGACCCTGCTCCTTATGGAAAGACATTCGATGCGACAAATATTGAGACAGGCGAAGTACTTAAGTATCCAGCAGGACATAGCAAAGCTGGACAAGCATTATTTAAAAGGAAGTTTATCCCTGCACGATTATCTGACAATCCGTATCTCTCTAGAGAAGGTGATTACGAAGCAATGTTGTTATCACTCCCAGAGCAACAACGTAGGCAATTACTTGAGGGCGATTGGGATATTAAAGAAGGTGCTGCCTTTACGGAATTTAATCGTGATATTCACGTGGTTGAGCCTTTCCACATCCCTAGTAATTGGGTCAAATTTAGGTCTTGTGATTATGGGTACGGTTCTTTTAGTGGAGTGTTATGGTTTGCTGTCTCACCATCTGAACAACTTATTGTTTATAGAGAACTCTATGTTAGCAAAGTCCTTGCCACAGATTTGGCAGATATGATTAATGAGTTAGAAGCTGAAGATGGTAATATAAAGTATGGTGTCTTAGATAGTTCTCTTTGGCACAAACGTGGAGATACAGGACCTTCACTAGCAGAACAAATGATTATGAGAGGGTGTAGATTTAGACCTTCAGACAGAAGTAAAGGTAGTCGTGTATCAGGAAAGAATGAGATACATAGACGTTTGCAAGTAGATGAATATACAGAAGAGCCTAGAATAGTGTTCTTTGATACCTGTACTAATATGGTGTCACAATTACCAGCTATACCTTTGGATAAAAAGAATCCTGAAGATGTAGACACTAGAGCCGAAGACCACTTGTATGATGCCCTAAGATATGGTATAATGTCAAGACCACGATTTAGTATATTTGATTACGACCCACATGGCACACCTACTAGAAGTATGCCTGTAGCAGATTCAACATTTGGATATTAATATGGCAGAAGATGAAATAAATATAGAAGACGATGCGATTGCATTAGAGGATTCTGAAGATTCTGATGTAACGGATACTGAAGTAAAAGGTATTGCTAATCATGTCATGTCTCAATTTAAAAAATCAGAAGACTATAGATATGATGATGAAACAAGATGGGTTCGTGCCTATAGAAATTACAGAGGTATATATGGACCTGATGTTCAATTTACCGAAGCTGAAAAGTCTAGAGTATTTATTAAGATAACAAAAACAAAAACATTGGCTGCTTATGGACAGATAGCTGATGTATTATTTGCAGGAAACAAATTTCCTATAAGTATAGAACCAACCGAATTACCAGAAGGAGTTGCTAAAGATGTTAGTTTCGACCCTAAAGAACCTCAAGAATTACGTAATCAAGATAATGGACAAGATATGGTTTCTCCCTATGGTTTCATGGGAGATGGCAAGGAGCTTCCTAAAGGAGCTACAGCACAGAGTTTGCAAGATATGCTTGGTCCTTTGGAAGAAAAGCTTGGAGATATTGAAAACCTTAAAGAAGGCAGTGGACAAACTCCTACGGCGATAACATATAGTCCTGCGATGATTGCGGCTAAGTCTATGGAAAAACAAATCATGGACCAACTGCAAGAATCACATGCCAACAAACATCTTAGAAGTACAGCTTTTGAGATGGCATTGTTTGGTACAGGAGTAATGAAAGGACCTTTTGCTATTGACAAAGAATATCCGAACTGGAACGAAGAAGGTGAGTATTCTCCGGTATTTAAAACGATTCCTCAAGTCAGTCATGTTTCCGTTTGGAATTTTTATCCTGACCCTGATAGTACTAACATTGAGCAAGCACAGTACATAATAGAACGACACAAAATGTCACGTTCTGAATTACGTGCTTTAAAACGCAGACCTTATTTTAGAGATACAGTTATTGAAGAAGTAATAACAGATGGTGAGAACTATACTAAAAAGTATTGGGAAGATGATTTAATAGATTATAACCAAGATAGCTATGTAGAAAGATTTGAAGTTCTTGAATATTGGGGTATGTTAGATACTGACATGTTAGAAGAACAAGGTGTTGAGATACCTAAAGAGTTAAAAGACTTTGAAGAGTTACAAGTTAATGTGTGGGTATCAGGTGGTAGATTACTTAGAGTTGTACTTAATCCATTTAAACCTGCTAAGATACCATACATGGCTGCACCGTTTGAGTTAAATCCATATTCATTCTTTGGTGTAGGTTTAGCAGAGAACATGGATGATACACAAACATTAATGAATGGCTTTATGAGAATGGCTGTTGATAATGCTGTGCTATCAGGTAACTTGCTTATAGAAGTAGACGAAACTAATTTAGTTCCGGGTCAAGATTTATCTGTATATCCGGGTAAAGTATTTAGAAGACAAGGGGGTGCTCCGGGTCAAGCTATCTTTGGTACAAAGTTCCCTAATGTATCAAACGAAAACTTGCAACTGTTTGATAAGGCTAGACAACTAGCTGATGAAAGCACTGGACTACCTTCTTTTTCTCATGGTCAAACAGGTGTATCAGGTGTAGGTAGAACAGCATCAGGTATATCTATGTTAATGAACGCAGCAAGTGGCAGTATTAAAACTGTTATTAAGAATGTAGATGATTATTTACTTAAACCATTAGGTGAAGGATTATTTAGATTTAATATGCAATTTAATTTTGACCCAGAAATAAGAGGTGATTTAGAAGTTCATGCTAGAGGAACTGAAAGCCTAATGGCAAATGAGGTTCGTAGCCAAAGACTAATGCAATTTTTACAAACTGCATCTAATCCTGCCCTTGCTCCGTTTGCCAAGTTTAATTATATTATTAGAGAAATAGCTAAAGCTATGGACTTAGACCCTTCAAAGGTTACTAATAATATGGATGAAGCAGTATTACAGGCAGAGTTACTTAAACAGTTTCAAGGACCTCAACCACCTCAAGGACAACAACCTGCAGCAGGTGCAAACCCAATGGACCCCACAGGAGCAGGTGGTGGTACAATAGGAACAGGTCAAGCACCTCAACCAAATGAACAAGGATTTAGTGGAAATGGACAAGCAAATACTGGGCAACCTCAAACCCCTAGTCAACCACCAACAACAACTCAATAAGTATTTAGATGCTTTAATAGAACAGCATCATAAAGCTATAGAGCAAGCAGAAGACACAGTTGTTATGTACAGAACTCAAGGTGCAATAGCGGCATTAAGACGATTAAAATATTTGAGAGACGAGGTAAATAAAAAAGATGGCTAAAAAACCTGTAAGCGACCAAATGGAATTGTTTGAAGATGGTGGATTTAAAGACCAAGGTAAAACTAAAGACCCTGTATCTAAAAATCCTGTACCTATTGGCTCGACTCAAGAAGAAGTAAGAGATGATATACCTGCTCAATTAAGTGAGGGTGAGTTTGTATTACCTGCTGATGTTGTTAGATATCATGGCTTAGAAAAGATTATGGGTATTAGAGACCAAGCTAAACAAGGTTTACAGAAAATGGAAGACATGGGTCAGATGGGTAATTCTGACCAAGCTAAATTACCTGACAATGTACCATTTACACAAATGGCAGAAGGTGGTGTAGTTCCGGGAGTTAATATACAAGGACCTACAACACAACTTACTAAACAGTCTATGTTTGCTGCTCCTGCTCAAACACAACCACAACAAGTAGCACAACCTGTTACTGTACAAACACCAAAAGCACCTGTGTATGCATCATCACAAGTGCAACAAAGGTTACCTTATACATTTGAGCAAGCTATAGGTACACCGTTTGGGCAACAACAACAATCAGAAACACGTGTATATATAAATGATGCAGGAGAGAAATTATATATACCTTTTGTAAATGGAAATCCTATATATCCTATTCCTGCTGGATATACACCTGAACCTGTTGCTGAAAAAGAAAAAGAACAAGAACAAACTGTAACAGATGTACGTGCTAGAAGTGCTACTACACAAGCAGGTGATGATGACAGTGTGGGTATTAAATCTACAGCAGTATCTGATTTAGCTAAAGCCACACAAAGAAAAGATGCAGGACTAAGCAAAGGTTTAGCTACAGGTTTAGGTGCTTTAATAAATCCTATAGCAGCTATTGGTGGAACTATTATTAGTAATCTTATGGGTAAGGATAAAGGACCTGACTTTCAAAGTTTAGATGATGAAGCTGCTGATATAGCAGGTGCAGGTATTGTATCACAAGACCCTGCAAAAATAGCAGAAGCTAATTCACAAAAAGCATTTAATACAAATATTAGAAACTCTAGTGTTATGTTTGGAGCTACTCCTACTTTTAAATTTGGCAATGAAGCAGGTGATGTAGATATAGTTAGTAATGGTGTCTTTCATAAAAATGGTTTAGCTATGAACGCAGATGGTTCTGCTTCATTAACAGAACAAGGAACTGTATCATATAAAAATGCAGCAGATTTTGCTAAACATATGTCAGCAAGTTTTAATACAGGTTGGCATGGTTCTACTGTATCTACAAAAGAATATAACTCATTAGGGCAAAAAGGAAAAGAAAGATATGATGCATGGGCAACAGAGCTAGGATATAAAACAGGTGGTGGTACAAAGAAAGCATCTGTAGAAGAAGATAAAAGATTTACAACTGGCTCTGAAGACATGAGCAATAAAACTAAAACTAAAACTACTACTGCAACAACAACTCCTACAGGAATAACACAAGGAAGTACAATTTCTAAAGGCAAGACTAGATATCCTGATGTATCACAAGGAAGCACTATATCTAGAACTAGTATAGACCCTAGGTCAGTAGACCCAACGGAGTTTGCTAGTGCCACAAAAGCTTCTAAAACTGCTATAGGTAGTCTAGTTGACCCTAGAATAGGATTAGCAGCACAACCACGTAAAACAGCATATCAAAGACGAGCAGATAAATTAGCTGAAGAAGATTTTTTAAAAACATCAGAGGGTATAAAATTAGCAGAAGCAGGTAGAAAAGCTCAAGAAGAATATGATAAAAAAATAAGTAAGGTAGAAGCAGATATAAAAGCAGGTGCGGCTAATACATCTATACCTACATATACAAGTCCAACATACAGTTATAACTATGATTATGGTGACAGTGATGATGGCAGTAGTGGTGCTGACCCGGGAAGTTCTTCATCATCAGATATGGGATTTTCTACTGCATCAGGTGGTTTTATACAAAGAAAGAATTTACCTAAAGCTAATAAAAAGAAGCGAGGTGGGTTGGCTTCAAGACGATAACCTACATACAGGCTACTTATCCCCCAACATAATGGCTACGATAACCCCAAGGAGAAACTAAATGGCTGAACAAGCTCAAGAGATGGTGGTAGATGCTACACCAAAGAAAAAAGCATTTATGGAAAAACCTTCTACTCACGAAGAAAGAATTAAAAGAGACGAAGAAGAACTTAAACAGTTAATGGAAGAACAAAAAGGTGAAACCGAATCTGTTGAAGAAACGAAAGCAGAAGATGAGGAAGAACCGAAGACTGCTGAAGAAAGAACTTTTAAGAAACGTTATGGAGACTTACGAAGACACTCCCAAGAAAAAGAAAAAGACTTTCAAAAGCAACTTGATGATTTAAAAAGTCAATTAAGTAAAGCTACTAAAAAAGAAATGAAGTTGCCTAAGTCAGATGAAGATATAAGTGAATGGGCAAAAGAATATCCTGATGTAGCAGCCATAGTAGAAACTATTGCAACTAAAAAAGCTAGAGAACAATCAGAAGATATAGAAAAAAGAATTAAAGAAATAGACGAAAGGGATGCTAACTCTATAAAAGAGAAGGCAGAAGTAGAATTATTAAGACTACATCCTGATTTCGCAGACATAAGAGAAAGTGATGAGTTCCATGATTGGGCAGAAGAACAACCTAAATGGGTGCAAAATGCATTATATGAAAACGATAATGATGCAAAATCTGCCGCAAGAGCCATTGACCTCTATAAAGCAGACAAAGGACTTAATAAGAAAAAAGAGAAGTCAAATGATGCAGGTGCTGCTAAAGCAGTCTCAACAAAAAGTAAAACGTCTGTTTCAGAAACTAACAACACAGTAACTTTTAAAGAGTCTACTGTTGATAAAATGAGTGCCGATGAATATGAAGCTAAAGCTGATGTAATTATGGAAGCTATACGTTCCGGTAACTTTATATACGATTTATCTGGTTCTGCTAGATAAACAGTTGACAAATAGTTATTTATACATATAACTAGTATCAACTATAATGTGACCCCTCCACGTGGACAACTCACATACTACACGACACTTGAAAGCCTACCTGATGGTATGAGCCTACACTTGATTAGCTATCAAACGTACAACCTCAAATACTATTAGCCGATGACGAGTAAATTTTAGCACTTCGGTGCATTTGTTCAATTTTCAAAATGGAGATGAAAATGGCATTTAAAACTGCAGCAGGTTACGGTAATCTGCCTAATGGTAATTTCTCCCCAGTTATTTACTCTAAGCAGGTTCAGTTAGCCTTTAGGAAAAACTCCGTTGTTGAATCAATTACAAACTCCGACTATTTCGGTGAGATCAGCAACATGGGTGATTCCGTTAAAATAATAAAGGAGCCAGAAATCACCGTTAAGGAATATGCTAGAGGTGCAAACGTACAACCTCAAGACCTTGACGATGAAGACTTCACATTAACTATTGATAAAGCAAACTATTTTGCTTTTAAAGTAGATGATATTGAAGAAGCTCACAGTCACGTAAACTTCTCTCAACTAGCAAGTGACAGAGCAGGTTACAGACTAAAAGACAACTTTGACCAAGACGTTCTTGGTTACTTGTCAGGATTTGCACAGGCATCTAATAATGCTGTAGCAAGTTCAGCTAACTCAACAGTTAATGGAACTAAGGCAGTATCAACTGCTGGTTCAGACGAATTGTTGACAAGCATGAAGCTAAGAAAAGATAGCTTTGGTAACATCACTACAAGTAGTGCAGGTGACCACTCTATCCCAATAGCTCCAAGACTAGGTGGTGCAACTGCCCAAGCAACTGCTACAGCTACTCCTTTACAGGTTATAGCTAGAATGGGCAGATTGTTAGATACACAGTTTGTAGATGCTGATGGTAGATGGCTTGTTCTACATCCAACATTTATTGAAGTTCTAAAGGATGAAGATTCACGTCTTCTAAATGGTGACTTCGGTGAATCAGGTGGATTAAGATCAGGTTTATCTGTTGGAAAGATACATGGCTTTGATGTGTATATGTCCAATAACTTACCTGCAGCAGGTACAGGTCCGGGAACATCCGGAACTGCTAACCAAAATACAAACTTTGGTGTTATTGTTGCAGGACATAGTTCAGCAGTCGCTACTGCCGAGCAAATCAACAAGACAGAGACTTATAGAGACCCTGATTCTTTTGCTGATATTGTTCGTGGTATGCATTTGTATGGTAGAAAGATTCTTCGACCTGAAGCAATCGTTACTGCCAAGTATAACGTAGGATAAGGGAGATATAAATGGCAACTTATGATTTAACCTCTAAAGATACCACTGGTGTATCTTCCGACTCTATTGTGGCTATGCCATCAGCTAAAAATACTCACGTAATGAGAAATATTGAGGCTTACCTTGATATTGATGCGTTAGTAGCAGCAGGTGGAAGTTTTGCAGATGGAGACATCTTTCAGGTGTTAGAAATCCCTGCAAATACTTTAGTCATAAATGCAGGTGCAGAAGTGATGAAAGCTTTCACAGGCAGTTGTACTCTTGATATGGACTTTGCAGCAGGTGATGACATTATTGATGGTGCTGATATTACATCTACAGGCTTTTGTGCCGCAGGTAGTAATGGTCAGACTAACACTATTGTCGGAAGTGGAGCTTCAACTTATACTCAATTCGTAACTACTACAGATACGATTGATGCTAAGATTGCAGGTGCTGCTCCAGCTACAGGCAGACTTAGAATGTATGCCACTGTTATTGATTTAGCAGGTCATGGCTTAGATGATAAGGCTGATGAAGTTGATAGAGACCAATTAGCTTAACTTATATATGAGAGAGCAGGGCAACTTGCTCTTTCATTTTACATAGGAATTATTATGGCAGAAACTTACCTAACACTAACAAATAAAGTAATAGCAAGGTTGAATGAGGTTGCATTAACTTCAGCAACCTTTTCTAGTGCTAGGGGTATACAAGTTCAATGCCAAAACGCAGTTAATGAATCAATAAGATATATAAACCAAAAAGAGTTTCAATATCCTTTTAATCATGCTGTAGATACAAAGACATTAACAGCAGGAGTTGTAAGATATTCAGTTGCTGCAACAACAAAGACTGTAGACTATAATACATTTAGAATAATAAAAGATTCTGACTTAAATGTATCAGGTGGTAATTTAAAAATATTAAACTATAATGATTATATTAATAGTTTTATTACGCAAGAAGATGAAATAAATAGTACAACAACAAGCACAACACATACAGATAGTGTTACAACTATAACTGTTGCAAGCACGTCAGGCTTTGATAGCACAGGAACTTTATTCATAGGCAATGAACAAATTACATATACAGCTATAGGTTCTAGCACTACCTTTACAGGATGTACTAGAGGTGCAAACAGTACAACGGCAGCTTCAATAGCTAGTGGTGTTACTGTAACACAGTTTGATGGTGGTGGTGTACCTGAATTTGTAGTAAGAACTCCTGATAACAACTATCTTTTATATCCATTCCCAACAAAATCTCTTACTTTAAAATACGATTACTTTTCTTTTCCAACAGATATGTCTGCTCATGGAGATACTACAACTATACCTGATAGATTTGCAGCAGTTATAGTAGATGGTGCTACAGCATTTGTATATCAGTATAGAGGTGAAACACAACAGTATCAATTAAACTTTGGTAGATTTGAACAAGGCATTAAAAATATGCAGACATTATTAGTTAATAGGTTTGACTATGTTAGGTCTACTTATATACCTCAATCTAATTCAGGAAGTCGTAGTACTACATTAAATTTAAGGGTAAGTTAATATGGCAGACTTGTCTCAGACAGCTGCTTTACCTTTTAACTGTGAAGGAGGTTTAG